TTCGGCGTCAGAAGGCAGATAGTTCGTTCCAGGCGGGTAGTCAACTTCAGTCAATTCAAGCGCAGCTTGCAAATCCATTTGGTGGCGACGCCTTGGCACAACAGCTGCAAGTAATCGAACAACAAAATCGTAGGTATAGCGAATTAACTCAAATAAAGAGACAGATCCTAGATTTAGACAATGAAATAGCTTCTGGGGTCTATAAGGGCAAAGAGCTAGATAACCTGAGAGCGCAGCAACGCTTGCAGACTGAACTCTTAGACCAAAGAAGAACGGAGTTGGACCTGCTAGACCAAGCTGAACAAAAGCTATTAAGGCAGCAACAACTCTTTGAACAATACGGCTTTATTGCCAGTGAAATTTCCACTGCCTTGAGTGACTCAATCGTCGGAGTTATAAAAGGAACTGAAACCGTAGAGCAAGCCTTTGCACGGATGTTTGAGAACATCGGCAGAGCCTTTATCGACATGGCGACCCAGATGCTGGCGCAGAAACTGTTCTTAACGGTTCTGGAAGCTTTTGGCGGTGGTGGGGGTGGTGTAGGCACAGGTATTGGTAAATTCCTTGGAGGTCAAAAACCGTTTGCCGAAGGTGGTTACGTCACCGGCCCAACCAGGGCAATTGTTGGAGAGGGTGGTGAGCCTGAATACGTCATCCCTGAATCCAAGATGGCTGATGCAATGCAGCGTTACGCTGGCGGTGCAACTGGAGACAACGTTGTTAACGGACCTTCGCCTATCGGTGGCGGCGGCGCAGCTATAGCAGAGGCTCCAACCTCAATCACCATCAATGGAGGCATCACCCAATTTGGCGGCAACGAGTACATTCGGAAAGAAGAGCTACCTAAGATCATTGAACAATCCAGCAGGCTGGGTGAAGCTCGCACGTTACGCAGGTTGCAGATGAACCCAGGCTCCCGTCGTCGGATTGGCTTATAAATGGAAGACACCTACGCCATCGCCCATTACCTAACCTTCACGATCCCCGACATTGCGGTTCAGTACCGCTTCCAGAATTTCTACATCGGGGAAAATGTGGAATGGGTGAATGGCATTCATACCTTCCTGCCCTTTGGCTTCAGTGGCATTACGGTGGACCGCAACGGCGGCAATATCGAATCAAACTTGGTCTTTCCTAACAGCGATATTTCCCGTGACTGGGCGTCGCAGGCGATTGAGCAGTTTTGGCTGGCACGCATTCGAGTCGTGCGCGTTGACCCGACAGATTCAAAGGTTGCCGCTAATGACCCTGACAAACACAGGCTCTACAACTACACAGGACAGGTCAGTGCTGGGAGATGGGACGAGACCAGGGTGGTGTTGTCTCTAACCAGCGTCTTGGATGCTGTTCGAGGTAACGTCCCCAACCGTCGTCTCAACCGTTTGCTTTGTGGCCACCTTCCAACGACGAATCGCATCTCCGTCTGATCTAATCGGGATGCGTTACCGCCTTGGCGGCACAGGGAGTGACAGCACCATTGACTGCATCAACCTCGTTTACCGTGTCCTGGAATGCCTTGATATAGAGACCCCGCGATTTGATCCCGACTGGTACAACGCCAGCAGTTTCAAGATCATGCGTGACATCAGGCGGTGGGGGATTCCGGTCTCTCGGCCTGCGTACAGTGGGGACACCGTTTTGTTCAAAAACGACCACGTCGCATTTGGAGTTGTATGGGATCGGGGTCTGTTGACGGTAAGCGAAGCAACCAAGGCCGTGATTTGGCACCCCTTATCGGCCCACAGCGAATCCCCGTTGTACTGCTTCCGTACGAAAAACAGCTTGCGAAGACAATCGGTTTAACCGATGAGGAGTTTTACGCGTTCAAGCTAGAGCTAGAACGCAACGCAAAACCTAGACCGGCTGAATACGACCACGTCCCAGACATTAGATGTGATCCGGTCAGCGTCCTCGTCTCGGTTGCTGTTGGAGCAATCCTGACAGGCGTGAGTGTATTGCTAGCGCCAAAGCCTAAGCAGCAAGAGCGTGAAGAACGCAGGCAGATCCAACAAGCGGATTTGACTGGCCCGACGCGATATAACAGCACCTACGGGTTCGACAGTGTCGGGCAGATCGCAACGTGGGCGACGACGGTACCGATTCCTTTCGGCAAGTATGTCAACGCCGACGGTGTTGTCTCCGGTGGATTGCTGATCAACCCTGACCTGGTTTGGTCTCGATTGTTCAGCTATGGGAGCAAACAGGTCGCAAAGCTTCTCTACGCCGCAGGCGAATGGGGCGCTGCCACTCCTGCCCCTGAAAGCACCTACGTCGGGACGCAGCCACTCTCAAAGCTAAGCGAGCACAACTATGCGGTCTACTACAGGTCTGGGCCGGGCAACAACCGCATTAAGGCAAGTGATCTAATCAGCGGCACCAGAGGCACGCCAGCATCAGGCGACCCTGAAGTTGAGGATGAAATCTTCAGTTGTCCAACTGCTGAAGCTGAAGTCGATACAGGATTTTCCTATAGCTACACCCCAACAGGCGATACAGCCTTTGGTACGTACAACATCATCCCTAGTGGCACCATTCAGCGGGTCAACTGGAAGGTTGTCAGCAGATTGGATGAGTTAAGCGGCAAAGACGGCGAAGCTCGTCCCAAGGCAGAACGGGAGAAGATCTGCGGCACAGACAACAAGGGGATGCCAGGCGTGGGTCGTAGCTATGGCCGCATGATGGGCCTTTATGCCTACCGAGCACCTGGTGGCGATTGGGTCGAAGCAACAGAGCGAATCGATGTTGCCGTTGATATTGGTTGGCGTGTCAGATTTCTAATTAGTGTCCTTGAGTTCGATTACAAGTACAACCCGACTGAGGGCGGCGTTACACAGCAAGACCTTCAAAGCCGCAGTGTTAACGAAAGAGCCCGCGCTGACGACCTGCTGCAGTTAGGCGAGACAATCCAGATTGGTCGCATGACCTGGGTCATTGAGAAAAGGCATGTTCCGGTCTGGACTGAAGACGGCAATGAGCAGATTATTGAACTGAAATGCGTTGAGCGGTTCGGCACTCCGTTCATAACGCTCGCTTCAAAGTTGATGATCTTCGACAAAGACAGCAGGTATCTTCAACGCATAGCAAAGCCGGGTGAAAACTTAAACTCTAAAAATCACATTGGTCTAGCCGCTTCTCCGTTGGCCTATCAGGCAATGGGGCTAGTGCGGGCAGTCAGGAAATGCGATGTTATCGAAGTTGGCATTCGCAGCCAGGTTTGGCAGCAGTTCAATGGGCTTTGCAACTTCCAGGAGATCCCGACAGAAAGCGAGCTGGAAGACTTTGACGCCGACAACGTCACGATCACCAATGGCGTGATGAACCTCTACACGTACAGGTCCTCGTGTTTCACGATCAAAGTACGCAAGGCAGGTCTTGATCCAACAGGCAAGCCTTATGAATGGAGCCCACTGAACAACCAGTTTGTGGTTCGTGGCAACCAGCCTGTTGATCAGTACAACTTCGTGAGGCTTTATTTCCCATTTAGGGAAGACAAGTATGAGTTCAGGTTCGAGCCTTTGCCTGGGGATGTGGCCTTGCGCTTTGACGAAAACGAGATCTTTGAACAGCTGGATGCTTCCACTGGAACGATGCAGTCGATCATTGCATCTAGCTCCTACGGCGATTTCGTCATCAAATACGCAGGTAGGCGAGTTGCACAAGCAACGCTAGTTACAAACCCTGAGACTTCAGGTAAGGCAGTCGGCTATGACGTCAGCGACACCAACACCGGCGCAACCCTGGTGTCAATCGTTGATTACGACACTGAGGCGTATGACACTGACCACGGCAAGGCTCATGGCTGGCGTTCTGAGGTGCTTGGCTTCCCGCAGCTGTATCCCAACCAGACTCGATCTCGGACTATCTATAAAACCATTGGCAGCCGCAGTGTTGCGATCGAGGTGACATGTACCAGCGTCTACTCGCCTGGCTTGCAGTCACGACCTGGCTATCAGCCTGAACTCTATGGATCCTATGTGTGGGACAAGCCTCGGCTTCGTGTTGTTAGCAGCAGCCCTGGCTGGACGGTAGGTGACACCTTTAACAAGGGTTACGCGATCACCAGTGACCCCGTCACCAAGAACAACAAGTTCCTTGCTGAGGCGTATGCAAAAGGCGCTCGAACAGTAATCGCCAACATGCGTGTTGATGCAATCGGCTCTTCAACAGTCGATCCAGGATATGTCAAACCCACAACTCGCCTCTTTGCTGTTGGGTCTCAATTAGCTGATGTCGATTACTATCCGGGCCTGATCAACAAGAGCAACGCATCGTCCCCTGAGCACACCATCGTCTACGTCAACGAGATGGTGGACAACAGCACAGCCCCTACTTATTACAACATGAACATGTACGGGCTTTCCGTACGTGCGTCAGGACGCTTGACGGATGTCAGTCAGCTTCGTTATTGGATTCCTGGTGGAGTGCAGGTTTATCGCACCGACCCAGACTCAATTGTTGATGGCAACGGGGAAAAGATTGGCCGCAGCAACCTGTTCTCAGACCTTGTCTGGTATCTGCTGACCAACAAAGACACTGGCGTGGGCGACCTGATCTCAAGCGCAATGCTTGATGAGGAAAGCTTTGTGCAAACCAGTCGGTTCCTGGCACGCAATCACATCTTCTGCGACACCGTCATTCAGGATGCAGTCAATATCAGGGAGTATGCAACCATCATGGCCCCGCTGATGCTGTGCAACTTCGTGATGGTCGAAGGACGCTTTGCCGTCAAGCCTGCCATCCCAGTTGATGCCGCTGGTGGTATCAGCTTGAATCCTGTTGAGATCAAAGCGATCTTCACTGCAGGCAACATCATCGAAGGAAGCTTTGATATTGAATACCTGCAGACAGAAGAACGAGCACCGTTCAAAGCATCAGCTACCTATCGGACGGGCGAAGCAAGACAGCTCCCAGAGGAGAGCAATGTTTTTGTTCGCTACGCAGGCGAAGCCTCTGCAGACCTAGAGGGCACTGTCCCCTTGGAAAGCTTCCCCATGGCTGAATGGTGCACCCGCAAGGATCAGGCGGTTCTTGCTTGCAAGTACATGCTGGCTTTGCGCAAACACGTGACCCACACCGTGAAGTTCCTCACCTCCCCTGAAGGTCTTGGTCTTGCTCCAGGTGACTACATCAAGGTGAGCACAATTTCAAACCCATTTAGCTCTAGTCGGCTTGGCACCATTACGGCTGACGGGGATATCAAATCGCTTTCACCGATAGAGGATGGAAGCTACGAGGTCACTGTCTACACCCCTGGATCTGACGCACCCCAGAAGGCGACGTTGACCGTTAAGAATGGAGAGTCCACAGCACCTAGGAACGTTGTCTTCTCGTTGAATCAAGCAACGAGCACCTCTGGGGTTTACCAAGTTGAGCAGCTCACGGTCAACGATGACCAGCTGGTTGAAGTGGTCGCTAGCAGCTTTCCTTGTGATGAAAACGGGGTCAGTAGAATTAACCAGGACATCCTTCAGGATGACGGCAACACGATCTGGGCAGTGAGCGAATGACAAGCTACCCCTCAATCACGCCGACATCCCGTTCCTTTAACGCTGGCAACTGGCCAATCAAAACCTTCAATGCCCAGGACGGGGCAGAGGTGCGGATCCTGTATGGCAGCCTGCGATACAACCACTCCATGAGCCTGACCTACGAGAACATCCCAGACGCACTGGCTGAGCAGTTTATGGAGCACTATTTTGAACAGCTTGGAACGTACAAAACATTTGCTGTCGCGATGGACGCTACGAAGATAAGCGCAGGATGGAAGGGCTCTTCTGATTTTTTCAATGCTGGGTATCGCACACAGTACCGCTACGCCCAGCCGCCAGTGATGAGGTCTGTCTACCCAGGCGTCTCTACAGTGCAGGTTGAGCTGCTCGCAACGCTGTTACCGGAGGTTGTATGACTTACTTTTCTGGTCAGCATGGGAGCTTGTACATCGATTCGGTCAAGGCGGCTGCTGTGACCAACTGGTCGATCAATTCATCAATGAGTCCGCTGTCGACGACCACTCTTGAGGACACCGACAACACGATCATCACTGGCCTGCGCACAACAACTGGGTCTTGTACGCTTTTCTATTACCAAGACGGCACCAACAATTCAGCGCGCGACCTGGTCGAGATGCTGATGAAAGAGCGCACGGTGGGCTCAGTTGATGGGATCGCGGCTGAGGCCAAGCCAGTACAGCTGAAGCTATTCATTAACGATGGAACGACGACAGGCAAATTCATCACGGTGGAAGCATTGCTGACGTCAGCGGCAATGACCATGGCAGTTGGTGAAGTCCTGGCTGCTTCGGTGGCGTTCCAAGTCAACGGTGCGCCTGTTGGGGTTGATTTATGAGTGTTTACCTCGGTGATCAGGGCGTTATTCAGCTTCGCCGCACAGGTCAGCCTGTTGGGTTCTGCCTGGAACCTGCCGACGTTGACGTTGACGCCAAGCGCATTTCTGTTGAGTTTGGCGGTCCCTGCCCGTTCATCACAGGTGATCAGGTTGAGGTTAGACGCGTTGATGCAGGTGACCTAGAGCTGCTCGCAGGTGTAACAGGAGAACAAGACGTTACTCGCTGGGCTCATGTTGACGATGCAGGCGGGATTCGGTTTTACGACAGCTATTCACTGGCGGTCTCAGGCGGTAAGGCCAGTGCATTAGACCTTGTCCTACCCTCAGGGGTCCAAGACATCACGCTAGATGTTGTCAACCTTAGGAGCAAATGTGTCGCGCAGATGCGTTCGTGGGAGATCACAACAGAACGTGAAACTGTAGACACGACCACTCTGGGCGAACAGTATAGGTTCCGCTATGACGAAGGACTGATCAGCGGTCAGGGACGAATCACTGCTATTTGGGATTACAAATATACGCAGTGCGAAGATTCAGAGGACATTGCCAACTCGGAGCTGGCTCACTACTTTTCGCAACTTGTGATCCGCTTCAAGGAAGGGTCAAAGTTTAAGGGGCTGTTCTATATCTATCAGAGCCAAAGCGAATCTGTTTGGTACGACTGCGATTGCATCGTGACCAGCGTTGGTATGAGCTTTGCTCCTGAATTTGTTATTGACTCACGGATTGAGTTCGTGACGACGGGCATGGTTCAGCTGAGGCAGGGCAACTTGCCGTCGTACCTAACTCAGGAGATTTTGCCGCCAAACCTACTCAACCTGGAAGAAGGGCCAGGATCTATCGAAATTGAGTCCGGCTTAGACTAGGGGTAAGGTTCATAGCGTTGCCAGCATGGCTGATCGGAAAATCTCAGAGCTGGTAGCCCTGACCAGCGCGGTGTCTGCGAATGATGCCCTTGCAATTGTCGATAACTCTGCAGCACAGACAAAAAAGATCGATCCCAAGACCCTCCTAGAGGAGTCGGTCAAAATCATCGGGGCAGGTACGATCCCCGCTGACAAGATCAGCGGAGGGACAGTCCCAGACGGGAGCGTAACGACAGCAAAGCTGGCAGATCGTGCTGTTACCGCAGAAAAGCTAGATGACAACAGCAGTGGCGTCGTGTCGGCTGGGCTGCCTGCAGCAGGTATTCGCGTCGGTCAGGTCGCAGTCGACACCACGGATAACAAGTTCTACATCTGGTCTGGCAGCCAATGGCTAGCAGCTAAGGGAGCAGGCTCTGTCAATGAGATCGTCGGCGACACAACTGGTCCTATCCTCATTGGCACCACGGCCACTGGTGACTCTGTAACCCTTGACGGTTCCATTGAACCCACTGCTAACCCTGCAGAGTTCTTGGCGGGTCCAACGTCAGGTGGCGGAGCTGTTACAGCTCGTCAAATCATTGGGGCTGACCTACCTGATGCCACCTCTAGCTCAAAGGGTGCGGTTTCAGTTCCCGGCAATGGGCTCACCGTTAATACCGGCGCGCTGGCGATCGACAACACTGTGGCGCCAAACAGCTCCGCCCAGCTTCATGTCGTCGAATACAACGAATTTGGCCTTATTGTTTCAGGTCGCACGATCCAGGGTGGTGATCTGCCCTATGCGCAACCAGGTGTTGGTGGCGTTATTAAGCCAGGCACGGGTTTAAGCGTTGATGCTGACGGCAATCTTAACCACACCAATGTTGTCAGTAATGGCGTTGGAACCAAGATTACGTTTGACGGTCAAGGCCATGTCACTGGGACGGCCTTCCTGGATCCAGTAGACATCCCAAGTTTGGATGCAAGCAAGATCGCCTCTGGCGCACTACCGTCCGCACGTATTGAAGACAATGCAGTTACAGGTGCCAAGGTTGGCGATTATGCCGTTTCCAAGTTCGGTGAAGTCCAACCAACTGCTGACCATATCGGTCAGTTCTTCTTCAATCCACTAACCCGTGACCTGTTCCTCTGGGACGGTAACGTTTTCCAGCCGGTCGGTATTTCCGCTGGTGAGATCGTTCTT